TTAAAAAGAATCTAATAATAGATCAAGGAACAACATATTCTGCTAACATCGAATTGTTAGATTCTGATGGCGAACCATTAGATGTTACTGGATACACTTCAAGATCACAATTTAGAAAACACTACACATCAACTAATTCTGTTTCGTTTACTACATCTTTATCTGTTGGAAAATTGACACTCTCCCTGAACTCTACAGCTACAGTCAACGTTGCTGCTGGAAGATACGTATATGATGCTGAGATTGTTGACGCATCAAATAATGTTACCAGAGTAGTAGAAGGAATAATTACTATTACACCTGAAGTAACAAGATAAATATAAATAAAAACAAAAGGGGAGAGTGAACCTTGGCAGATAGAGACTTCGTAGTAAAAAACGGACTAGTCGTTAATACTACATTTTCAGCAAATTCAACTAGACTTTCATTAGGATCTAACGTAGTAGTTAATAACTCAAGCTATTATGTTGGTAACTCTACTGCCAATGCAGTCTTAACTTCAACAACATTGTCTGTATCTAACTCATCTGGTATAGCAAATCTTGAACCTACTAGACTTGTTGTTGGTAACTCAGTAGTAAACAGTACTGTTATATCTATTGGTAATGTTGTTGTCAATACATCTATTATATCAATCGGCAATAGCACTGTCAACTCAATTATTAACTCAACATCATTTTCTGGAACAGCTGCGTCTGCACTAGCACTACAAGGGGCAGCAGCAAACGCGTTTGTAAATACATCTGCAGATTACACGATTACTGGTGTACATACTCACAGCGCAAACACGATATTCAACGCTAACATTCAAGTAACAGGAATTGTTTCAAACGGTTCTACTGGAACCGCAGGTCAACTACTAACTTCTAACGGCACGTCTACTTATTGGTCAACTGTAACCATATCAGCATCTGTTGCCGGTGGAGACACACAGATACAATTTAATGATTCTGGTTCATTAAATGCCACTGCAGGGTTTACATTTAACAAAACGTCGAATACAATTAGTGTTGGTAACTCGACTGTAAATGCTTCTATCAATTCAACTACATTTTCTGGAACTGCAAACAACTCATCATTCTTAGGTGGAGTCGCAGCATCTGGATATCAAACGTCTGCTGGTCTTGCTTCTAACGTTGCAACACTTTCTGCAAACAACTCATCATTCTTAGGTGGAGTTTCCGCTGCATCATATGTGAATACTTCTGGATCTTACACACTTGGAGGTGTATTAACATTTTCAGCGAATGCTATATTCAATTCCAACATTCAAGTAACAGGAATTGTTTCTAACGGTTCTACTGGAACCACAGGACAACTACTAACTTCTAATGGAACGTCAACTTATTGGTCAACACCCGCGGCGTCTGTTGCAGGGTCTGACACACATATACAATTTAATGATGGCGGATTCTTAAACGCAGTAGCAAGTTTTACTTTTAATAAGACTACTAATACAGTCTCGTTTGCAAACGGAAGTGTTTCAGGCAATTTAACTATAGCATCTACCGGTGAATTGATCGTAACTGCTGGTGCGGGTATCGTCGCAAACGGTTCATTTGGTACAGCCGGACAAGTACTAACGTCTAACGCAACTAGCATCTATTGGTCAACTGTTTCTGGCGGTGCGACTCTAACCGCTAATAATACCGACTCACAGACATTTTACATACCGATGGCGAATGCCACGTCTGGTTCATGGTCTAACGGTGTCATATCAACAACAAAACTTTATTTTGTTCCCTCTACTGGAACATTGAACGCTACGATATTTAACTCATTATCCGACGAAAGATTTAAGACAAACGTTGAGTCAATTTCAAACGCGTTAGAAACGGTTTGTAAGTTACGAGGTGTTACATTTGATTGGAAAGACAACGGTAACAAATCTGCTGGTATCATTGCACAAGAGGCAGAATCAATTGTTCCAATGTTGGTTGGAAACAATGAAATTAAAAATGTTAATTATGACGGTTTAGTTGGATTCTTAATTGAAGCAATTAAAGAACTAAATGCTAAGATAGAAAAGTTAGAAAAGAATGTCTAATTTTACTGGTCCTGAAGGTATATTAAAAAATTTATATATCACAGATGTTGATATACTAGAAAGATACGTTGGTAATCAGTTATGGACATGGGGTAGAAATAGCTATGGCGCATTGGGTGATAATACTGTTGGTACCTCTGGTACATCTGCCGTAAATTCTAAATCATCACCAGTTCAGACAGTATCTGGAGGTACTAATTGGAAACAAGTATCTTGTGATAATGCATCACATATTGCAGTCATCAAGACTGATGGTACTCTATGGACATGGGGTCAAAATAGTTATGGTAAATTGGGTACAAATGACATAACAAACAGATCATCACCAGTTCAAACAGTATCTGGTGGTACTAATTGGAAACAAGTATCTACTACTACCAATCACACAGCAGCTATTAAAACAGATGGAACTTTATGGTCATGGGGAAGAGCATCTGAAGGTCAATTAGGAACTAATGACATAACGAATAGATCATCACCAGTTCAGACTGTATCAGGAGGAACAAACTGGAAACAAGTTTCTAGTGGAGGTTCTCATACAGCTGCTATCAAGACAGATGGAACTTTATGGTTATGGGGTTCAAATTCTAAAGGTCAATTAGGAACTAATGACATAACAAATAGATCATCACCAGTACAAACTGTATCTGGTGGAACAAACTGGAAACAAGTTTCTAGTGGAGGTTCTCATACAGCTGCTATCAAGACAGATGGAACTTTATGGTTATGGGGAAACAATTATACATTCAATGAAGGTCAAACACCACCAGATTCTGGTGGTCAATTAGGTGATAATACTAGAACCGATAGATCATCACCAGTTCAAACAGTATCAGGCGGTACTAATTGGAAACAGGTATCTGCTGGAACAGATCATACATCAGCTATCAAGACTGATGGAACTTTATGGTCATGGGGTAGAAATATTAATGGTAAATTAGGTACTAATAATCTTACAGATCGATCATCTCCAGTTCAAACAGTATCAGGCGGTACTAATTGGAAACAGGTATCTGCTGGAGCGGATCATACATCAGCTATCAAGACTGATGGAACTTTATGGTCATGGGGAAGCGGCGTCTATGGTGCACTCGGTGATAATACTAGAACAAATAGATCATCACCGGTGCAAACTATAACTTTTGGAACTAACTGGAAACAAGTATCTGTTGGTCGAAATTTTACAGCAGCAGTAACATTTACGGAATCATAAAGAGGAATAGAAATGTTTGTAATAGTTCATAATAATTATGTTATTTTAGGACCAAAAAATTGGAACAAGCTCAATTTTGAAGAAGTTCTTCTTGAAGAATGTGAAGTTACCTACACATTAGATACGAGAAATGATAATAAAAATCCAATTATTATCAATGAAAACACTAAGATTTTACCAGTTGTTGGATTGCCACAACCATATTTCAACTCAAAGATACAAAGACTTGATGGACCATATTGGAATTTATCTAATACAGAAGCACAGATGTACTTTATACCTGGAGATTTACCAGTTGATTCTGTTAAGAATAGTATAAAAGAAATCGTTGCTAATAATAGATACGTGAAAGAAAACTCTGGAATCAAACTTGAAATTCAAAATACATTAGTATCAATTGATACTGCAAGAGGTTCAAGAGAGATATTCTTTGATACTTGGTTAGCAATGACAGAAGAAGAAACTATTAATTGGAAGTTTCCAGAAACATGGATGTCAGTTACAAAGAGTGATATGTTTACGATAGTTTCTGCTGGAAAAACTCATATCCAAACCTGTTTCAATTGGGAACAATCTAAAGTAATAGAAATAGATAATGCAACAACTCTGCAAGAATTACATGCAATCAATTTAGAGGTAAACTTCTAATATGCCATATGTAGGTGCTAATACAAACTATACAATCAATGGAACAGATATTGGCACTGATTTGGTGACTCGCGAATATTTAATCGATGTTTATCCTTCGCTAATTGATACATTTAGGTTTGCTGGTCTTTGGTTATGGGGTGAAAATGATTTTGGTCAATTGGGTACTGGTACTTCTGGTATTACACATAGAAGATCGTCTCCAGTTCAAACATTATCAGGCGGCACAAACTGGAAACAAGTATCTTTTGGCCGTAGGCATGTAGCTTCTATTAAAACTGATGGGACTTTATGGTTATGGGGTTCAAATGGACAAGGACAAATAGGAAACCAACAAGATGGTTCAATTAGTCCCTCAACTCCTGTACAAACTATATCAGCTGGTACTAATTGGAAACAAGTATCTTGTGGAGGTCTTTATACTGCTGCGATTAAAACAGATAATTCATTATGGGCTTGGGGTTATAACGAATATGGGCAGTTAGGAATAAATAGTACTGATCTTTCTAGAAATTCACCAGTACTAATAAGTGGTTCATGGGCACAAATAGATGCGGGTAGCGATAACACTGTTGCACTTAAGACCGATGGTACTCTATGGACATGGGGTAGAAATTCTTCTGGTCAGTTAGGTGATAATACAACAACAACTAGATCGTCTCCAGTTCAAACAATTTCTGGTGGTACTAACTGGAAACAAGTTTCTGCTGGAAGTTCTCACACATCGGCTATTAAAACTGATGGTACTCTGTGGCTATGGGGTGTGAATGACAGTGGTCAATTAGGTGATAATACTAGAACAAATAGGTCATCTCCAGTTCAGACTGTAACTGGTGGTACTAACTGGAAACAAGTTTCTGCTGGCCAAGGTATGACCGCAGCTATTACAACTAACGGCACTTTATTGACATGGGGTGCAAACGGTAATGGCCAATTAGGTGATAATACGGTAGCAAACAAATCATCACCAGTTCAGACTGTATCCGGTGGGACTAACTGGAAACAAGTTTCTACTACATCAACTCACATAGCAGCAATTAAAACTGATGGCACATTGTGGACATGGGGTAAAAATAATTACGGACAATTAGGGGATAATAGTATAGCAAGTAAATCATCACCTGTTCAAACAGTGTCTGGTGGTACTAACTGGAAACAAGTTGCAGGTGGATATTCTAATATAGCGTGTATACGTGACGACTCTTCAGATCCATTTAGAGCAGACCCAATATGATACATCCTTTAGTTAAGATTATGGTAGTTGATGGATTCTTCAATCAAAATGATGCACAAAGACTTTGCAATATTGCTGCTAATTTAAAATACGAATCTTTTGAATTTGGCGATCAAATACCACATTTCAACATGATCCCAGAAAACGCTAATGAAATGTTTTCTTCAATTCTAAATACAAAAATTGAAGTTGATGAAAATAATTCTGGTGTTTTTAGAAAACCTGTTACTTGGATTCATTTTGAAGGATTTGATGATACTAATGAATGGATTTTTGTCTGTGCATTGACTGAAACTACAGTAAATATATTTGAGCATCAATCAGGTGCAACTACTGCATTAGACGAACATAATTTTAATTACAGAAATTTATTTGAATGGGACTTACAAATAGACTTTGTGTTGAAACCAGGTCAAGGAATGTTATTTAGACCATGGTTATTTCATAGTTTTAATGGTGGATTAGTTCAATTATTTAAATTAAGAGAAAAAGAATGACTACTAATTTCAGAATAAATGGAACAGATTTTGATGATGTTTTTGTTAGAAAAGATTTGTTTTCTGAAGGTGGATTGTGGTCATGGAGCTATAGTGCAGGTGATGGTACTGGTATAACTAGATCGTCACCAGTTCAGACTATTGCAACTGGTACTAATTGGAAACAAATAAACGGATCGTCTGAACATAAAGCAGCCATTAAAACAGATGGCACATTGTGGATATGGGGTTCCAATAGTGAAGGTCAATTAGGTGATAACACAATAACAACTAGATCATCACCAGTTCAAACAATATCCGGTGGTACTAATTGGAAGCAAGTATCTGTTGGGAGGTATCATACAGCCGCTATTAAAACAGATGGTAGTCTATGGTTATGGGGTAATAACTTTAGAGGTCAATTAGGTGACAATACTACAACACGTAAGTCATCGCCTGTGCTAACTGTGTCAGGTGGTTTTAATTGGAAACAAGTGAGTGCTACCAGTGAAGATAATACATGTGCAATCAAAACAGATGGTACATTATGGACATGGGGGAGAAATGATTATGGAGAATTGGGTACTAATGATAGAACAGCTAGATCATCACCAGTTCAAACAGTGGCAGGTGGTACTAACTGGAAACAAGTAGCTCAAGGAACAGGGCATACTGTTGCAATCAAAACTGATGGTACATTATGGACATGGGGTAGAAATAATTATGGTCAATTAGGTGATAATACCAGAACAAATAGATCATCGCCGGTACAAACTATATCAGGTGGTACTGACTGGAAACAAGTTGCATGTGGAAGACTTCATACAGCCGCCATTAAAACTGATGGTACATTGTGGTTATGGGGCGCGAATTTTGATGGGCATTTAGGTGATAATACAACAACAAACAAATCATCACCAATACAAACAGTTTCAGGTGGAACTAATTGGAAGCAAGTATCAAGCGGATATGATCATACAGCAGCAATCAAAACTGATGGTACATTGTGGTTATGGGGAAGAAATAATTCTGGTGAATTGGGTGATAATACAACAACAAACAAATCATCACCAATACAAACAGTTGCAAGCGGAACTTATTGGAAAATGGTAGCAGCTGGACGATCTTCATGTGCAATAAGTGAAGATTACTGGGCATAAATATACAATATATCATATTATGAGGTTAAATGATGGACAACTTATTTTTTCTAAGTGGAATCGCACGTTCTGGTTCCACTCTTCTTGGTTCAATTTTAAATCAAAATCCTGATATTTTTGTTTCTCCAACAAGTCCATTGATGGATCTATATTGTTTACTAGATCAAAATTTAACAAATTTGAATATTCAATACACATATGACTATGAATCTGTCAATACAAATATTCAAAAATCTTTAGCAAAAAATTTTTATAGTCACGTAAATAAAAAATATGTTATAGACAAGCATAGAGGTTGGCCAAAAAACGTTAATAATATTAAAAAATATATTAATGATGATCCAAAAATAATATCTACGTGGCGACCTACAGCGGAAAAAATTGTTTCTTTTTTAAAATTAATAGAAAAAGATCCAAACAATGCTGTAGATAAACAGCTATTGCAAAGAAATCTTGAAATAAATACATATAATAGATCAATGCTTTTGTGGAGAGAATATTCTTCTGACCCATTTATGTCATTGAAACATGGACTTCAATATGATAGAAATCATATTCATATTGTAAAATACGATGATTTAATTGCTAATCCATCCAATGAATTAGAAAAAATTTACAATTTTCTTAAAATAGAAAAATACAATCATCAATATAATAACATAGAAAATACTTGCTCAGAACAAAAAGATGAGATGTGGGGATTTAAAGGTCTTCATGATATTCGTCCTAATCTAAATAAGACATCTAGCGATCCTATTGAAGTTTTAGGTGAACAATTATTTGAAGTTTTTAATAACGTTGATAAACAAATCGTGAGTTTAATATGACAGAAAATTTACTAAAGATTAATATTGGTTCTGGATTTGAAAATGTATCTAATTTTATAAACATAGATATATCTTCTCATTGTAACCCTGACTATGTTTTGGATATAGAAAAAGACACACTCCCATTTAAAGACAATTCAGTAGATGAAGTTATTTGCCATCATATTCTTGAACACTTAGGTGACGGGTTCTTTCATGCAATGAAAGAAATTTACAGAGTGTGTGTAAATAATGCTATTATTCACGTAAGAGTCCCACATCCAAGACACGATACGTTTTTAATTGATCCTACACACAAAAGACCAATTTATCCAGACACTCTTGCTATGTTTTCGCAACAAAGAAATAAGAGTGATATCGATGCAAATGGACGTGAGACACCATTAGGTTTAATGTATGGTGTTAATTTTGAAGTAGTTTCAATAGATTATGTTTTGAATCCATTTTTTCAAGAGATATTTCAATCTTTATCGAATGAGCAATGTGAGATGATTGTTCAAACACAAAACAATGTTGTTCAAGAAATACTAATGAAATTGATGGTTATTAAGTAATGAATGCGCTAAGTACTGCCGAATTTTTAATTTCTATTAAAAAAAATGATGACGCTAAAATTGTACTAGATGTCATGTTAAAGTATTGTACTAACATCGATCAGCTAGATGTTATTGGAAAATTGTATTCAGAAATTAGAGAATTTGAAAGTTGTTTAGAAATTGCTAAAAAGATTTATAATCTTGTTAATACGCCGCAACAAAAATGGGATTCAAGAGTCAATATAATTAGAGCGTGTTTGAATCTTAATAAACCACATGAGGCTCTTTCTCATATAGAAATAAATGAAAAAATAAATCCTAATGATCATCCTAACCTTATGGATAAAGCAATGGCTTTTTTTCTTTTAAATAGAAAAAAAGAAGGCGAATCTATTTTAAGAAAAATACTTACACAACCAAGATCTGATGATATAGATTTTAGAGTAAAATTCAATCTTGGAACATATGATCTTGCTAATGGCAATTTTAAAGAAGGTCTAAGACATGTTCTTTTAGACGGAAGAAAATTAAACATTTGGCAAAAATATAATCTACCACCTAAAAATATGTGGGAAGGTGGAATTCAAAAAGGTAAAACTATATTAATGTGTGCCGAAGGTGGTATCGGTGATGAAATAATTTCTGTAAGATTTCAAAAACACTTTAAGGATGCTGGCATGCATCCCATTTGGTTTACAGATAGAAAAGATTTAGCATCTATCTTTAGAAGAAACGGATTTGAAGTTATAACATCTTTATCACAATATAAGAATGATTGGTTGTGGTGTTATTCAATGGCTTCACCTACGTTCTTAGATCTTGATGAAGATCAGTTGTGGTATGGTCCATATATAAGTCCTTTAAAAAAATCACCAAAATTAAATGGTGATTTTAAAATTGGATTGAAGTGTATGGGAAATCCTAAGTATGATCAAGATTTACATCGCACGATTCCATTAAATCAGACAGTTGATTGTTTGCCTACAAACGCAAAAATATATTCATTTCATGTAGATGAAGATATAAATCACGATAGAGTAATTCCATTAAGAGACAAAATTAAATCATGGGATGATACTTTAGATTATATAGATCAGATGGATATCATTGTATCAAGTTGTACGTCAGTCGCACATGCGGCGTCTGCTATGGGTAAAAAAGCTATTGTACTAGTTCCAATACTAAATTATTATACGTGGGCTTTTCCTACAAGAAATAGTAAATGGTACTCCGATAATACCACAATTTTAAGACAAAAAGAATATGATAATTGGAATGCTCCTTTGAATGAGTTGAAAGAATATTTTGATGAGAATTATAAAAACTAACGTAAATTTAACTTCGGTATCAACAAATGAACCTGTTATAGATGTGCCGTGTGGATCGTGTACGGCATGCTGTAAATTATTATCACCGCATCTGACGCCAGAAGAAGTTTCTTCAGGTAAATATCCAATATCATTGACAATGCCTTCGATTGAAATTTTAGCAATTGATCCTACTGTAGGTCCAGTAGTTACTATGTTTAAGAATAAAGACGGTGGTTGTGCAATGTTTATTGATAATAAATGCTCTATCTATGAAGATAGACCTCTTGCATGTAGACAGTTTGATTGTCGTAAAGGACACCATCCAAAAACAAATGAAATTGCGAAAGAAAAATTTGGAGTTGATTTATGAAAAAGATTTTAATTATGGGTTTACCAGGTTCAGGTAAAACTACTCTTGCTGAAGAACTGTACCATAACCTTGAACAAAATGAATCAAAAGCTGCGTGGTATAACGCTGACAGCGTTCGTAGTTTATTTGACGATTGGGATTTCAGTGAATCTGGAAGACTAAGACAAGCGTATAGAATGAATGATTTGGCTAAATCAACAATGAATTGTAAACAGTATGCTATATGTGAATTTATTTGTCCGACTGAAAAGATGAGAGAAGCGTTCTCGACAGATGGCAAACCAGATTATGTTATATGGATGGATACAATTAAATCTGGAAGATATGAAGATACAAATAAAATATTTGAACCCCCTAAAGAATACGATTATAGGATCACGCATTTTGATGCAAAGGGAATGGGTAGACGTATAGCACAAGATATAATTAGAGGCATTAAGCCTCTTAAATTCGATGTCCGCAACCCCACAGTTCAAATGTTAGGTAGATGGCAACCGTGGCATGATGGTCATCAAGAACTATTTAAAAGAGCATTGGCAAAGACTGGACAAGTCTGTATCATGATTAGGGACTGTCAAGGATGGAATGATAGCAATCCATTCAATGTTAATGATGTTATCGAACGTATTAACAAAGCTTTAGCACCTGACTATTACGGACAGTACGCGATCATGGTAGTTCCTAATATCGTTAACATAACTTATGGAAGAGATGTAGGTTATAAAATTGAACAAGAAGTATTCAGCGAAGAAATTCATTCAATTTCCGCTACAAAGATTCGACAAACTCTTGGACTCGAATAAAATCATTTGAGAATCGCTTCTTAGCGCAAGTATAATTTTGATACTTGCCTTTTAGATGTTGCGGAAATTCTATAATATTAATTTTTGAATTATATTTTTTACAAATAGTTTCCGCAACATCCATAAAACTTATTGGATCACTTGTTCCAACATCATATATTCCAGACTCATTTGGAAGCAATTTTGTGATGCATTTAACTACATCTTGTACACTAACAAAATCTCTGTAGATGTGTTCAGAACCTTCAAACACATTTATCTGACCTGTGTCTTTTGCCTGCAACGAAAAAGTTGTTATAGGACTCGCTTGTCCTAGTTTATGTTCTTCATGATTACCATAAACATTAAAAAATCTAGCACCCATCACATATGAAAATTTACCAATATTGTTCATCACCCACTGATCAACGTATGCTTTTGAACACGCATAATAATTCAACGGTTGAATCTTATTGTTTCTTGTATCTTCTCCATACACAGAAGCTGATGATGCGTAGACAATCGGGATCTGATACTCGATTGCTTTTTCAAAGAGTTTAATGCTATAATCGATATTAAAATTATATAAATTTGAAAAATCTGTCTCAGTCGTGTTGGATATCGCACCTAGGTGGTATATGCCATTGATCTTATTCCATTTAAAATTATTTGAAAATATATGATTCCTATTTCCGATATCTATGGAATAGATATCATCTTCTAATGATTCTACAAGATTCTTTCCTATAAATCCCTTTGAACCAGTGACTAACATCATTTAAAGAACTCCTTATCACTCATAGCCTTATCATCTACCCATACGTCATACGATGGTTTTTTAGTATTAAACGAGTGATACTTACACCCCCACGATTTTAACTGCTGCTCTGTGAAATGTTTCCAATCGATTCCAGTAGTATTTCCGCGTGCTGTCCAATAATTGATCGTATGTCCCTCATCATATAAACGATTTATCTTTTCAATCCTATCATAAAGTGGGGTTGAATTCTCGTAATCACTATTTTTATTTTCACATATTGTCCCATCCACATCAATCATATAGATCATTTTTGACTATCTCCCGGCATGACTCGGTAGTTATCATACACATCATCTTTAGTAGACACCTCAAAAATAATGGAATTGTCTTCCAACGCTTCTAACTGGTGTGGAACAAGCACTTCATTTTTCCATGTATCACCTGTATTTAATACTTTTTCATGCACTGTTGCATCAATTGTGTTTATAAACCTGACAATAAAAGAACCCTGTTGAACGTACCAACTTTCTTCTTTTACTGCATGAAAATGCATACTAAACTTTGAACCTTTAAAATCAAATACCATTAACTTGCCACAGTAATTCTTTTCATCAGCAAAGATAATTTCTCTTCCCCATCCTTTTTTAACTGTTCTTTTCATAAATTCTCTCCATAATTTTAGTTGTTGAGTAATTTTCTGAATATGGTATGATTACGACTCTTGCTAAGTCGTTTCCCACGACTGTATCCTCAGTATAATCCCCACCCTTCGTGATAATGTCTGGCTTTAAATATTTAATCAACTCATACGGTGTGTCTTCATCGAAGATGATAACTTCGTCTATGAATCCGAGATTTTCTAGAACATATTTTCTATCATACTGATTGTTTATAGGTCTCTTCTCTCCCTTCAATCTTTTCACAGACTCATCAGAATTTAAACCAACAATCAATCTATTTCCATACTCTTTTGATCTTTTTAAATATTCAATATGTCCTCTGTGAAGTATATCAAAACATCCGTTAGTAAATACTAACTTACATTGCTTTATGTCTTGTTCTGTCAAAACATATGTTCCAAATTTTGTTACAGAAATGCTTGCAAGTTTGTTTGCTTTAACACAACTCTCCTGTAAACCAAACCCTAAACTCATGAAGTGTGCTAAACATGAAACGAATACGTCACCTGCGCCAGTAACGTCTATGACTTCATGTTCATTTGTTTTGATTATACCAGAAAATTCTTTTGACATTACGACACAGCCTCTTTTGCCTAACGTAACTACCATAGAATTTATGTTGTATTTTTCATTCAATTTTTTGTGATCATTAATATCATCAGCATAATTTGCATATTCTAATTCATTCATTTTAACTATGTCTGATCCAACATATGACGATAATGGTCGTTTAACATCAACGATTACAAAATTATTTTTAGATTTACACTGATTAATTATATCAATTGAATTATGCAAAGCACCTTTGTTGTAATCTGACAACACACAGATCTTAGAATCAGTGAGATCTAAATTTTTAAATTTTGTGGGTTGATAATTTTCATCATCAGATCTAAAAAGAATATGATTATTGCAGACATATCTTGTTTTTACTGAATTGTATGAGAAGTATTTTTTTACACTAGAACCAAGAGCAGAAATGTTATTTAAAACATTTCCTGCACCACCATCTTTAATCTCTCTTGAAACTTCATTAAAAACTGGGATGGGTGACTCTGGTGAAATTCTTGTTACATTCCCATAAACATAAATATCTTTAATGTAATCACCAATTACTGTAATCATAACTACACCACCAAAAAAATATAAATAAATACGATTAGATATTTATAGGAACCCATAAATGGCTGTACCAAATAGTAGATCATCCTTCAAAGAATATTGCCTAAGAGCATTGGGTAAACCTGTTATTGAAATCAACGTAGATGACGATCAGGTTGAAGATCGTATTGATGAAGCATTAAAGTATTATTACGATTATCATTTTGATGGTTCAGAAAAAATTTATTATAAGCATATAGTAACAGAACAAGATAAAGTTAACAAGTATATTACTCTTCCAGAAAACATTATTGGTGCAGTTAATCTTTTCGATCTTGGTTCTGCACTAGGAACAAATAATCTTTTCAATATTCGTTATCAAATTGCTCTTAATGATCTTTATACATTAACATCAGTTTCAATGGTGCCATACTATATGGCATTGCAACATATTCAATTTCTTGAATATATGTTAGTTGGTAAACAACCAATTCGTTATAATAGACATACTAATAAGTTATATCTCGACATGGATTGGGATCGTGTTGAAACTGGAAATTATCTTATTATTGAAGCATATGAAGTTATCAACCCCGATACATTTGTTGATGCATGGGGTGATCGCTGGTTGGCACGTTACTGCACACAATTGATTAAGCGTCAATGGGGAACTAATCTAAAGAAGTTTGAAGGTATGCAAATGCCAGGCGGACTAAAGTTCAATGGACAACAGATTTATGATGAAGCAGAACAAGAAATTGAAAAGTTAGAAAAAGAAATGATTACAAGTTATTCACTTCCTGTGACAGATATGATTGGATGAAATATATACTTGTATAAATACTCTAGATATAACTTCAAAGGAGTATTTAAATGCAAGAAAAATATGGGTTTGTTTATATTTGGTTTGATCGTAAACATAAAAGATACTATATCGGTATGCATTGGGGGTCAGAAGATGATGGATATATTTGTTCATCATCATGGATGAGACAGGCACACAGGCATCGTCCCACTGACTTCAAACGTAAGATTCTAGAACGTGTTTATACCAATAGAAATGATTTATATCAAAGAGAAAAATATTGGCTATCATTCATTAAAGATGAAGAACTTAAAATTAAATATTATAATCTATCTAAAAATGTAAATGATACTTGGTTAAATGAAGAAAACATCATTTCTAGAAAAGAAAAAATTTCAGTTCGTACTAAAGAAGCAATGCAGAGACCTGAAGTACGTGAAAAATATTTAGAAGGATTGAAGAAAAGACCTGCACCAACAAAAGAATCACTTGAAAAAAGAAGTGAATCTATGAAAGGTAAAAATGCTGGTAAAATTACTGTAAAAGATTCTTTAGGTAATGTTTTTCATACAACACATGATGATCCAAGATGGATATCTGGTGAATTAATAGCAGCATCTAAAGGTGTAAAAAGAACATCATTATCAGAAGAACACAAACAGAAGATTAAAAATGCTGGAACATTTTCTCTTATAAATAATAAAAAAGTATCATGTGTTCATTGTGGGGTTATTGGCAATGCTGGAAATATAGGTAGATACCACAATGAAAGATGTAAGAGAAAATAACTAATGGCAACTTCAGTCTATTTCAATAATTTTCAATCAACACAAGAACAACTACTTATTGAAAATTTGATCATTGAATCCATTAAAATTTATGGAAATGATGTTTATTATATTCCGCGTAGAACAGATGAAATAGATCAACTTTATGGTGAAAGTCCTACCGCGTATTTTAACAAAGCATATATGATTGAAATGTATATCAACTCAGTTGATGGGTTCACAGGTAATGGTACGTTCCTTTCTAAATTTGGTTTAGAAATTAGGGATGAAATTACATTTACTGTTGCTGAAAGAATTTTTATTGATGAAATAAACATATACGAAAATTTAACTGCAAAGAGACCTAGAGAAGGTGACTTAATATTCTTTCCATTGAACCAAAAATGTTTTCAGATTAAATATGTTAACAACAAACCATTCTTCTATCAATTAGGTGCATTGCAAACATTTGAATTAGTTTGTGAACTGTATGAATATTCATCAGAAAGATTTGATACTGGCATTCCCGAAATTGATAAACTACAAAAATCATTTTCATTAGATATTCTAGATTATGCAATAAAAGCAGAAGATGGGTCTTATATTAGAGATGAAGATTCTAATTATATTGTATCTGAAAAGTATAATATTGATATTATAGATCCGTTTATGGACAACAGTATTATTCAGTCAGAATCAGATGATATATTAGATTTTACTGAAAGAGATCCATTTAGTGAAGGAAATTATTAATGTTAGGCCAAACTTTTTATTTTAGTACTATAAGAAAATATGTAATTGTTTTTGGTACATTGTTTAATGATATTAGAATATCTAGACAAAATTCTAGCAATACTGTAATTGATCTTATTAAAGTTCCGTTATCATATGCACCTAAAGAAAAGATGCTTGCAAGATTAGAAAATGATCCAAACATTGATAGACCATTTTCTACATTGTTGCCAAGAATGTCATTTGAAATTTCCGGAATAAGTTATGATGGAGATCGAAAGCTACATAATGTAGGCAGGGTTGTAGTAAAAGATACAAATAACAATAAACTAAAATCTCAATATAATCCTGTTCCTTACAATGTAAATTTTACGTTATATGTTTACGCTAAAAACGCAGAAGATGGAACAAAAATTATAGAACAAATACTTCCGTTTTTTACACCGGACTGGACACCTACAGTTAATCTGATTCCAGAAATGAATGTAAAAATGGATATTCCTGTTGTCCTTAATGAAATTTCAATTGAAGATACTTATGAGGGTGATTTAAAATCACGAAGAGCTATAATATGGACTCTCAATTTTACATTGAAGGGCTATATCTATGGACCAGTCAAGTCTTCAAGTGTTATCAAATTTGCAAATACAACATTCTATATTGCATCAACACCTGACGGTCAGATACAATCTGCCGTTGGTAATACTAACCCAAGCGTTAGAACTACAGTCAGACCAGGATTAACTGCTAATGGCACACCAACATCAAATGTTGATTTGTCAGTCGCATTATCTGAAATAGAAGCAGATGATGATTTTGGTTTTATTATAAACACTGAATTTTTGAACAGTGAGTAATTAATGGAAAATTCAAATAACGATCCGATAGGTAAAGCATTAAATATGAATCCTTTACCTATGAGTACAGTTGATAAAATAAAAGTAGAAGCACATGATGATTCTGCAAATCGTGATTTTGAATTTGCACGATCAAATCTTTATGACACAATTGAAACAGGTAAAGATGCAATAATTAAATTATCACAAATAGCAGATCAGTCACAACATCCAAGAGCATTTGAAGTTTTAGCAACTTTAATGAAAACGGTTGTTGATGCAAATAAAGAATTAATGACTCTACAAAAAAATATTAGGGAGATCAAAGATTCTGACTCACCTAATTCAAAGGATGCACAAGTTATAAATAATCATTTATTTGTCGGTTCAACTGCTGAGTTGCAAAAAATTATACAAGATTTGAATAAAAAATGAATGATAATTTAAAGCATTATAATGGCAATCCTTTAATTAAGGCATCTAATCAAAGTATTGAATGGTCTCCTGACCTTGTTCAAGAATACTTGAGATGTGCCCAGGATCCTATTTATTTTGCTGAAAACTATATAAAGATTGTTAACGTTGATAAAGGACTAATTCCTGTAAGATTATATGGCTATCAGAAAAAAATGATGGCATCTCTTGCAGAAAACAGATTTACGATTGTTGCAACAGCACGTCAGGCAGGTAAGACAACAGCAATTTCTGCTGGTATTCTTTGGTATATCATCTTTCATCCAGAAAAAACAGTCGCATTGCTCGCCAACAAAGGTGATACCGCAAGAGAAATTCTTGGTCGTATTCAATTAGCATACCAGCATTTACCAAAGTGGTTGCAACAGGGTGTTGTTGAATGGAACAAAGGTTCATTCGTTCTTGAAAATAACTCACGTGTAATTGCAGCGGCAACATCATCAGATGCCATTCGTGGTTATGCAATCAACATGCTATTTATTGACGAGGCGGCATTCATTGAAAATTGGGATGAGTTCTTTACATCAGTTTATCCTACAATTACATCTGGTAGCACAACTAAAGTTATTCTTGTATCAACACCCAATGGATTAAATCACTTTTATAAGTTATGGGTTGGTGCTGAACAAGGAATAAATGGATACAATCCTATTAAGGTCATGTGGCATGATGTACCAGGGCGTGATCAAAAATGGATGGAATCTACTCTTGGTGGTATGAATGGTGATAAATCAAAATTCGATCAGGAGTATTCTGTAGAATTCTTAGGTTCATCAGGTACATTGATTGCAGGTTGGAAATTAAGAGAATTAACTCCGAATTTTCCTACGATGCAGGCCAATGGACTATCACAATATAAAAAACCAGAAAAAAATCATAGTTATGTTTGTGTCGTAGACGTTTCAAGAGGTAAAGGTTTAGATTATTCTGCCTTTCAAATGTTAGATGTTACAAAGATGCCATACGAGCAAGTTTGTACATTTAGAAGCAATCTAATGACACCTTTAGATTATGCAGCAACAATACACAACATGTTAAAAACATATAACAATGCAGCTGTATTAGTTGAAATAAATGATATTGGTGGACAAGTGGTTGACTCACTTCATTATGATTTTGAATATGAAAATATATTATATACTGAAAATAATGGAAGAACAGGTAAAAGGATTTCATCTGGATTTCAAAAATCAGTAGATAGAGGAATCAGAACAACTAAAAATGTGAAAACAATAGGTTGTTCTATTTTAAAATTATTAGTTGAACAAAATCAATTAATAATAAATGACATAGATACTATATCAGAATTGAATACATTTTCTCTTAAAAATAATTCTTATGAAGCAGAATCTGGGTCTACTGATGACCTTGTTATGTGTTTAGTTTTATTTGCTTGGTTATCCGATCAAAATTTCTTTAAAGACAGTACAGATATTAATACTCTTATGAGATTAAGAGAAAAATCTGAAGAAGAATTGTATGATGAATTGATGCCTTTTGGATTTACAACAAATTATGACGATGAAATGGTAGTTGACTCACAAGGAGACACGTGGGTAGTATCTAGTTAAAAAGTTATATTTTATAAATATCAGTAAATGAAATCTAATAATCCTCAGTAAAGGAGAAAATAAAATGCCATTTCAAATTAGTCCTGGAATTAACGTTAGAGAAATTGATCTAACAACAATAGTTCCAGCAGTAGCAACTTCTGAAGGTGCTATCGCTGGGTTGTTTAGATGGGGTCCTATCGATGAGAGAACACTCATTGATACTGAAAATTCTCTAGCACAAAGATTCGGTACACCTTCAAACCATAACGCAGAAACATGGTTTACAGCTGCAAGTTTCTTGGGATATGGAAACAGGTTGTTTGTTGTACGTGCTGCAGACACTACAGGTAATACTGTAACAAAGACATCTGCATCTAGTGCTGTAGAAGCTGGTAACAATGAAATTTCTATTACAACAGGTGTAACAAACCTAAGTGAAGGAATGGTTGTAGTTTATGCCAACGCTTCAGTTGGCATTGTTGGTGCAAAAATCACTAGTATCGATGCTGGTGCAAACACTATAACAATTTCATCTTCACCAACAGTAAACGCTTCTGCAATTGAAATTGTATTCCGCGAAAATATTCCTTATACAGCCATCGCTCAAGAAGGAACAGCAGAATATTCAATCGATTGGGATGGTTATATCGTAAAGAACGAAGCCGATTACGAGCAAAAAGATGCTCTAGGTGAAGTTGGATCTGCATCAACAGATTCTGTACGTTACGTTGCAAGATACGCAGGTGACATTGGTAACTCACTAAGAATTTCTGTCTGTGATTCTGCAGCGCAGTTTAGTTCAAACACCGATCTATCACCAAATGCTCAAATCAATGCAACAGCATCTGTAATTACAGCAAACGTAGGTTCAAATACACTTTCAGTAACTGTAAGACCAGCAAACACTGCAAACTCAACAGAAGTTACTTCTGCTCAAACAGTTGCAAATAACGTTGCAGAATCTCTTGCAGTCGGTGACTTAATCGAGATCGGTAATACAAGAATCGGTTTCCAGGCTCTAAAGGTTACAGGTGTAGGTACAGTAACAGGAACATCAAACGTATTTAGCTTCACTGTAAACGTTGAAGACGAGTACAAGTTAGCAGCTAACGTATCTGTTGGTTACGTAAGCCGTTACTGGGAATTCTTTAATTCTGTAGACGCTGCACCTGCACAGTCTGATTACGTAAGATCATTCGGTAATACAGCAGCTAACGATGAAGTTCACGTAGTAGTAGTTGATGAAGGCGGAAAGATCACTGGTTCACCAGGAACAATCCTTGAAGTTTATAGAAACCTTTCAAGAGCTACAGATGCTAAGTCTTCTGATGGCGCAACTATTTATTACAAGAACGTAATTAATGATCAATCAAATTATATCTGGTGGACATCAGATAGAGATAGTGCACGTTCAAATACAGCACAGTTCGTTACATCTTCAAGTGAAGCAAATATTCTAAACACAACATTCTTTGGTGGAGCAGATGGTTTAGATGAAGCTAATGTACCATTCTCAACATTAGCACTTGCCTATGATAAGTTCGTATCATCAGAAGATGTTGATATTTCACTTGTTCTACAAGGAAAGGCTAGAGGAACAGTAGCTTCAAACTATGCACAGCTTGGTAACTATATCATTGATAACATCTGCGAAGTAAGAAAAGATTGCGTTGCATTCATTTCACCAGATCGTGCAGACGTTGTAACTAATGCTGGTCTAGAAGCATCTGCTATTGTTGAATTTAGAAATAGCCTAAGATCAACATCTTATGGTATACTAGATTCTGGATATAAGTATATGTACGATAAGTACAATGATGTTTACAGATATGTTCCACTCAATGGCGACATTGCTGGTCTATGTGCAAGAACTGATAACACAAATGACCCATGGTGGTCACCTGCTGGTATCAATCGTGGACAGATCAAAAATATCATTAAGCTTGCATACAACCCACGTAAGGCAGATCGTGATACACTTTACAAGGAAGGTTGCAACCCAGTAGTAACATTCCCAGGACAGGGAACAATCCTATTTGGTGATAAGACTCTTCTTGCTAGACCATCTGCATTTGATCGTATCAATGTTCGTAGATTGTTTATTGTTCTCGAAAAGGCAATTTCTATTGCTTCAAAGGGTACACTATTCGAATTCAACGATGCATTTACAAGATCACAATTCAGAAACCTTATCATTCCTTATCTAAGAGATGTTCAGGGTCGTCGTGGTATCACAGACTTCTTGGTTGTCTGTGATGAATCAAATAACACACCAGAAGTTATTGATAGAAATGAATTTATTGGTGATATTTACATCAAGCCTGCTAGATCAATCAACTTTATTCAGCTTAACTTCGTGGCTGTAAGAACTGGTGTAGCATTCTCCGAAGTAGTTGGACAATTTTAATAAATAACATTAAAGAGGGGAGACTTTAAAGTCTCCCCTCACGTAACAATATAAATTAGGAGAACCAAATGGCTTTCAGTATTTCACAATTTAAAAACCTTGGACTAATTAGAGGAGGAGCTAGACCTTCTTTATTCGAAGTAGAATTAACATTTCCAACTGGGATTTCAACTAGTGCACCACAAAATGGTAGTTTTTTAATTAAAGCAGCACAAATTCCAGCGTCTACTGTTGATTCTGTAGATGTTGGTTATTTTGGTCGTAAAATTAAAGTCGCTGGCGACAGAACATTTAACGATTGGACTGTTACCGTGATGAATGATGAAGATTTTGCATTAAGAGATACCTTTGAAGCATGGTCAAATAAAATCAATGCGCTTGAAGGAAATGTTCAGTCACCAGTTGGAGAAGGATCTCTTATTACAACAGGTGTGTATAAGTGCGACTTAATAGTTAAGCAATATGCTAAAGCACAAGATCTTAATGCAAAATTAGTTTCAAGATCATATAAATTTATTGGTGCATTCCCAACATCAGTTGATGCTATCGCATTGAATTGGGATACAACAAATCAAATTGAAGAGTTTGATGTAACATTTGCATATGACTATTGGATTCCTGGTCCTGGAGTAGAGCAAGTTCAATACACAGGCAGATTTGGCGATTCAAGTCAGTAATCTTAGAATAGTATAATTGAAAGTATAAAAATGGCAGAACTATTTGGTTTTGAATTTAAGCGAAAAAAGCCAGATCCTTTAGCACCATCGTTTGTTCCACAAGAAACAGATGATGGTGCTATGGTAATAACCGCAACAGGCGGTTATGGTACATATGTTGATTTAGATGG